CCGCCGGCGTCAAGGTCGAGGCGACGATCACGACCGAGACGATCGACCGCGACGGCGAGGTGCTCATCTCGCAAGGCATGAATGCCACCGAGTATGAGCTGAACCCGGTCGTCTTCTATAACCACGACTACGCTCAGCCGATCGGCAAGATATCCGAGCTGCGTCGCGGCAAGGGCAAGATCGACGCGACGATTCAGTTCGCGCAGCGACCGGAGGGCTTCGAGGGATCGTACTTTCCGGAGTTCATCGAGAGCCTCGTCGATCAAGGCATCGTCAAGGGCATCTCGGTCGGCTTCGTGCCAGAGGCTGGCGGCGTCCGCAAGGCGAGCCCGAAGGATCGCGAGGACTACGGCGATCAGGTCCGGCAGGTCTACTCGAAGTGGAAGCTCCTCGAAGTCTCCGTCGCTCCGCTGCCGGCGAACGCGACCGCACTCGTCTCGGCGGTGCGAAAGGGCGTCATCAACAAGGACGACGCCGTGCGATGGCTCGACTTCGACGCGAATCGTCGGATGATCGAGATCAGTGTGCCGAGTCGAGGTCGTCTTTCGACTATCTGAGATGCAACGCGACATAGTCGCGATCCGGGCGGATGGCCGCTAGGGCCGGGCCGATGGGTCAATGACACGAGCGCGAATCGTGTTCGTCATTCACGCACAGGTCAAAGGAACTAGCGATGAAGATCGTGACCCTTGCGCAGGTCGAGAAGGATCTGCAAAACCTCGCCGATCAGGTCGGCGAGAAGGGCTTCGCACACGCGAAGGCTCTGTACATGGAGAAGGTCGCCGTCGTCGACGAAGAGGGCACTCCGCTCTCCGCCGACGAGATCGAGGTCGTCCTCATGCCGAAGCCGGCCGAAGAGAAGGCCGACATGATGGAAGAGGACGAAGAAGAGAAGGCCGTCGAGGCGGTCGAGGCTCCGGCGGCAAAGGCTGCTCCGGCTCCTCGTCGCAAGGCCGCGTCGGTCGCCGCCCGCATGTCGGCTCCGGCGATCATTCGTCCGAAGGTCTGGAGCTCGCTCAAGAACTTCAAGAACGACGATCGCGGCGACGCCGTCGAGAAGGCTCTTCGCTTCGGTCACTGGCTGCTCGCCTCGCGTGGCAACCGCAAGAGCCTCGCGTTCTGCGATCGTCACGGCATCGAGGTCAAGGCTCACACCGAAGGCGTCAACACCGCCGGCGGCTTCCTTGTGCCGGATGAGTTCGAAACCGAGCTCATCTCGCTCCGCGAGCAGTTCGGCGTCTTCCGTCGTGAGGCTCGAGTTCGTCCGATGTCGAGCGATACCCTCCGGGTGCCGCGACGCTCGGCGACTCTCACCGCCAGCTTCGTCGGTGAGGCGACCGCCGGCACCGAGTCGACTCAGACCTTCGAGTCGGTCCTGCTCGTCGCGAAGAAGGCGATGGTTCTGACCACCGTCTCGAACGAGCTGAACGAGGACGCCTTCGTCAACCTCGCCGACGATGTCGCGGGCGAGATCGCCTACGCCTTCGCCAAGAAGGAAGACGAGTGCGGCTTCATCGGCACCGGCACCTCGACCTACGGCGGCATCCAGGGTGTCGTCGACATCATCGAGAACGGTACGACTGCGGTCCAGTACTACGACGCCGCTCTCTCCTCGAGCTTCGCCGATCTGTCGCTCGACAACATCGGAGCGTTCATGGGACTCCTGCCGGCCTACGCCGACACCCCGAACGCGAAGTTCTACATGCACAAGGCCGTCTGGCACGGTGCGTTCGAGGCGGCTCTGACCTCGGCGGGTGGAACCTCTGCTCGCGAAATCAAGGAAGGCTATGCCGGTCAGCCGACTCTCTTCGGCTACCCGGTCGTCTTCACGCAGGTCATGCGGTCCTCCTACACCGCTGACAAGATCGTCGCTCTCTTCGGTGATCTGACCCTCGCGGCCTCGTTCGGCGATCGCCGGCAGACCACGATCCAGATCTCGGACTCGGCTCTGAACGCTTTCGAGCAGGACGAGCTCGCCATCCGTGGTACCGAGCGGTTCGACATCAACGTCCACGACGCCGGCGACAGCACGACCACTGGTCCGATCGTCGGCCTCCTCGCCTGATCCTTCTGATGATTTCGGGGAGGCTCGGTTCGCCGGGCCTCCCCTGAAAGGACTCCAGCTATGCAGAACCTCGCCGCCACCAAGGCCGCGATCCTGGTCTCGCCGCAGAGCGCGACCGATCCGACCGAGTCCTACGTCGACACGCTCGGCTTCGACTCGGCTCTCGTCCTCATCTCTCTCGGTGCCACTGGTGCCTCGGGCATCTCCGCGCTGAAGCTCCAGGAGAGCGACGCGTCCGGCTCCGGCTACACCGACATCGTCGACTTCGACGGCGATGCCACCTACACCGACATCGAAGGCAGCACGCTCGCTCTTCCGGGTGCTGGCAACGATGACGAAGTGTGGGTCGTTCACCTCGACCTTCGCGGTCGGAAGCGATACCTGAAGTGCGTCGTCGACTCGGCGACCAACGCTTCGGTTCTCGGTGTGACTGCGGTCCTCGGCCGCGCCGGAGAGTCGATCGCCACCAACGCCGGCCACACCTCCAGCACCGTCGGCGGTGCCGGTGTGTTCGTCGAGATCTGATCCTCTTTCTCCTTTCTGAGGGCGGGCGGGGGCTTCGGCTCCCGTCCGCCCGAAGGGTAGCAGATGGCCGTCGACACCTACGCACTCGTCACGCTCGCGCAGCTCAAGAACTGGCTCGGGATCACGTCGACCGATGACGATGTGATCCTCGAGGACGCGATCGACCGAGCGACGTCCATCATTGAGACGCACTGCGACCGCAAGCTCAAGAGTCGCGTCTTCTACGAGTTCGTCATGCCGCAGGGCGAGCGAACCGTCACCGTCGACAACTATCCGATCGTCTCGATCGACACGATCGCCTACGGCTCCGCGATCTCGATGACGATCGAGAGCGATTCGGCATCGACCGATGTGCTCGCAACTGTCGAGAACAACGGCACGAACATCAGGCTCCGGAAGGTCGCCTCGGACGGCACGAGCACGACGGCGACGCTTGCGCTGGCGGATTACCTGACGACCTCGGCCATCGTGAACTACATCAATGCGAGCGTGTCCGGCTGGTCGGCAACTCTGACCGAGAACGCTTACAGCTTCAGCCTCTACCGCTTCGGCGGTCGAGGCGTGATCGATGCACCTTGCAACTTCGAGTACCCGCGCGACAACGTGTCCGAGTACCGGGTGGACTACTCGACCGGACTGATCCATCTGATCGCGGATCGGTTTCCCGGCATCCGATCGGACGATGCTTCGGCGAACCGATTCCCGTCGGGCTTCTATCCGGTGTTCGTCCAGTACACCGCAGGCTTCGAGACGGTGCCGGCGGATCTACAGCAGGTCTGCATCGAGGTCGCGGCCGATCTCTACCGTGAGCGGAAGCAGGACAAGACGATCACGAGCGAGAGCCTCGGCGACTACTCCTACACGCAGGCTGGCGTCGCCGAACTCCTCGAGGGCCGGATGGGCAAGCTCGCCGGCTACCGGGAGATCCGATGACGATCTCGTCCCTCGTCGATCGATTCGGCGTCTCGGTGTCGATCCTTCGGAAGGCGACGGACACGAAGGACTCGAGCGGCGGTCGCGTCGAGACGTGGGCTCGGTCCTCGACTCTGACAGGCTTCCTGCAAGTCCGGGCGAATGCTGACACCGTCGCCGGCGGTGCCGAGCGATCGACGCAGACGGCGACGATCTACTTCCAGGGCAAGCCGACGATTCGCGTCCGCGATCGGATCTCCTACGGTTCGACGATCTACGAGGTCTCGTCGGTTCGTGTTCCGGATGAGCGTCCGCTCTCGGATGCCTTGTGCTACACGATCGTCGAGGCGACGGAGGTCTTCGGCTAATGGCATCGAAGCACAATCTCCGGGCGAAGCCGGTCAGCGACGCGATGCGTGATGAGCTCGCGTCGCTCGTCAACCGCACCGGGCTCTTCTATCAGACGAAGGTCAAGGAGATCCTCAACCTCGCGAAGTCGCCGCCGGCATCGTCGCCAGGACGACCGCCTCACAAGCAGACCGGCACGCTCGGCCGCTCGTTTCGCACGATGCCGACTCGCAAGGTCGGGAAGCGGATCATCCTAACGCTCGGCACGGACGTCGTCTACGCTCGGCCGCTCGAGTACGGTACGAGCCGGATGACTGCTCGACCGTTCCTCGGACCGACCTATCGGAACAAGAAGCACCGAGCGGCGGTCGATCGTGAGATCGCGAAGGTGAGCGGCCGCATCCGTGCGGCGATCCGTCGGAAGGCAGGACCGCCACGATGAGCAACTACCTGATGCGAGGCTTCTATTCGCGGCTCAACGCTGACACGGGCGGCGGCACGAACGCAGTCCGGACGGCCGTCACGGATCGGATCTACGCTGTCGAGGCTCCGGCGTCGAGCACGCTTCCGCTCGTCGTCTACTCGATGGATGCTCCAGACACCGAGCGATTCTTCTCGGGCATCGTGCGATCTCGGGCGGTGTTTACGGTCTCGGTCTTCGGAAAGGTCGAGGCCGGTCCGGACGCGGTCGCCGACGTCGATCGAAAGGTGTTCGATCTCCTCGACCAGCAGGCGGTCACGGTCACCGGACACGACCGAGGGTATATTCGAGGCGTCTCGCGTGGGACGCCGACGGCGGAGGGCGAGTACTTCCGCTCCGATTCGACTTTCGAACTAGTCGCCACGACTACTTCCTGACGAGGACTCGCGATGACGTATGCAATCGGCTCGGACGGCTCGGTCACTATGCCGACCGGCTACAAGGCTCAGATCAACACTTGGTCCGCGACGCTTGCTCGAGCGACGCAGGTCGTCACCGGATTCGGCGACGCCGGTCATCAGCGACGAGCAAGCGGTGTCCTCGACATCACTGGCTCCGCCGGCGGCGTGCCGGAAGACAACGTGTCGTCGACGAGTGCTTTCGGGATTGGATCAAGCGCGGCTGGTGCTGCCCTGACTCTGAACATCACGAGCGGCACTTCGCTCGCCTTCGATGCGGTCTTCAGCTCGGTCGCTTTCTCCGTCACGAACGACGGCGACTCGACGGTCACGTTCAACTTTGAGCTCGATGATACGAGCCCGACGTTGACCTGGGACGAAACTCCGTGATCAAATCGCGGGACCAGCTCTGGCAAGCTGGGATCCTCACGCCAACCTCGAACGACTGGCGCGTCCGTTTCGTCTTCACTGACGGAACGGATCGCGTCGTCAGAGTGTCTCCTGGTCGCCTCTCGGAAGAGGATGCGATCATCCGTGCCAAGCGTCACGCGAAGATCTTTGATGAGACCGTCCTCGATCGTGTCGAGGCGGAGCGAGCTGAGAAGTCGACGCAGGTCGCCGGCTTCGGCATCGTCCAGAAGTAAGGAGAGAACATGGAACCGATCGCGGTCCCGGTCGCCGATGGCACGATCCTCGTGCCTCGTCTGAAGGTGCAACAGATCATCGACCTCGCCGTCCTTCGACACGAGCGGGAGCGGAAGGAACTCGTCCAGGATCTCGCCGACGCTGGCGTCGATCCCGACGATCGGCTCGAGCGGCTTCGGCAGCACCGGAAGGAGGTCGGGCTCTCGAGCGTGATCGTCCGATGGGCGTTCTCGGTCGACGGTGCCTACAATATCGTGCGGATGGCGATGGGCGACTTTCCGGCAGAGCTTGAGAGCATGGATCCCGGCAACCTCTCGCGGCTGGCTTTGGCGTGCATCGGCGTCAACCTCGACGAGTCAGCGGAAGGTGGGGCCGAGGGAAAGGCGTAGACTCTGCCCGCGACTGGATCGCCGAGGCTGCGATCATCGCGAGGCGTCTGCCTGGAGTCGGCAATCCGATGTCGCTACCGATCGACGAGTTCAACGGCTACCTGCGGCAGATCTTCGACTATCTCAAGAGGCAGGCCG